ATTAGTTGCACGCTTGTAGTGAGCAAGTGTGTTTTCTTCTCCGCCTTTAAGACAATTCTGGCAAATCATCTTCAGCTTCTTCTGTTACTTCCTCTACTGGTACAACTTCTGGTACAAGTATCTCTGACGTTGTAATTTCTCCACCTGGAACTGGCATTACTGTTTCTCCTTTAACCATTGAGTTAAGTCTTGGATTACCCAAGCCTGATCTATTGAAGAGTTGCGACGCTTAACTACCACGTAAGACAGAGGGACTTCCCCAAGACCTCTTGCCTTAGCATAGTTAAGCGCCTCAACTTGTGCTTCTCTCCAGAACTCAGGCAAGGAAAGGGTTGCCCTGTTCTTGAGTTCTAGGATGTAGGTTTCTCCCGCGATAACAGTGACGACATCGCCCTCATCCTTTGCCCCAGCTTTAGTCAGACGCTCTGCAATAACTCCGGCTTTGCGGAGCCACTTCATTACATCTGTCTCAAACTGAGAACCTTTAGTCTTGTTGTACTGACTCATCTACCAGTACTACCTTGTTGATTTTGTAGACGATGTTACCTTCTTCGTCTTTGACTAACTCGACAATACCAGATTGCAGCAGCGCACCAACAAAGTTGGTAAGGTCTACCTTGAGTGCATTAACATCTTTACGCAACGCAGTTATGTTGAGATTGTCTCGGTAACTATTTTTAAGTTCCTTCTCTTGAACTGGATTGTCTTTTTTACCGCTCATTTGTTCAGACATTATACCCTCCTTGGTATCCTGCAATCGTATCTTTTCTTAACATCCAACCAAACTCATTTTGATCTGAGATTTGTACTGCTGCGTAGTTTACCAGTAGCTGTGCGTATTTGCTTCCGTCAGCGGTGTGTGCTCCAAAGCGGTTCTTCACCGGTGCTACCTTAAGTATTCCTTGCGATGGGTCATAGCCCAATGTAAGTATCAGTGCAGGTAACTGACTGACCTTTCCGTGAATTGCTCTACGATGAGGTGGGTTACTAGGTGACCCATACTCTGACTGTTCTGATACGTGGTGGAGTACCATTACACAGGCCTCAGTCTTGCGTGCCATATCGTGTAGCTCCATCATAATTGCTCTAAGTCCAGCCCATTCGTTGTCCGTCTCAGCGGTGATGTTCATTAAGTTATCAATGACTATCAACTCAGGTGGCTCTCCATAGAGTTCAACGTAAGCCCTGATCTCTAACTCCAAGTCATCAATGTTTGGAGAAGAATCAAAGACCCACTTGATGTGTGAAAGTTTGTCTAAGTGTGCATTGTAATACTTACTATCGTTAGACAGGTTTGCTTCGACTGTCACTTGTGAGTGACCAGATAGATGCGATACAGACCTCATCATTACAGTAGTGGTATCAGTATCTGCGGAGAAGAAAAGTGTAGGAACTTTGGCTTTGATTGCATAGATCAGGGAGAACATAGACTTACCAGCATTAGGTGCAGCAGCTACCATACATACCTGGCCTCTGCGAAACTTAATACCTTCTACTGCTAACCCATTCCACACATCAGGCAGTGGTGTTGCTTTGGTAAGCACTCCACTCCAAGCGCGGGAAAGATTAAGCAACGCCGTCCTCCTGATTTAATCTAATGCCTCGTTGTTGGCGAATACGGAAGCGTTCTCTTGGAGAGAGTCCACCCCATATACCAAAGTTCTCTTTATATATTCCCCACTCAGCACATTCTGTGCGGTGGGGGCAACGTCTACAAATTGATTTAGCATACTGAGCCTCGGTGAGACTTACTGATCCCTGTTCTTTATCAGGAAACCAGAAGTCACCACCGATTGTTGCACAACTAGGAGCTTCGTATTTACTTGGCTCCCGCATTAGTTATCGAACCCAGATAGTGTCGCACTTATCCGGCGCACCCTTGGGTGCTGCACACATATAACCTGACCACGGACCCTTTTGTCCTACACCTGATCGTAGTGTCATTGCACCGTGACGGCAGATATTACCGCTACCTGTTGGTGGTGCTATTGACGTTGGAGCTGGTGTATTGAACTGCTGTGCTATTGCTGCAACTGTTGGTGTTGGTGTTCCACCAGCAAACTCTGCACCTGTTGCTTTAATTAAAGATGAAACCATACCTAGATCGTTTAGACCTGTCTCTAGTTCCTGAACGTTTGCTGCGTAAAGATTGATTAGCGTTCCATCTGCTAACTTGTAATTGATTTGGAACTTTGTTCCTTCTGTAGCCATTTACTTTCCTCCACTTTGCTTGATTGATAGTCGCTGGCTTTCAGCTCCTACCTTCTTAGGGACAAACCCTAATAGTTTTTCTACCTCTGTACTGTCAACTGTCTCACGACCTTTAACAGTTGTCCAACTGACTTCGATACCTGAATTAGTAGTACCCAGTACTCCTTCAAAGGATGCCTTCAAAGAATCTTGTTGTGTTTCTAACTCTTTGATCTGTGCTGCTAACTGTAGATATAACAATGCGTTCTTGTCAATATCTTCATCAGCAATGATTACATCACTGACTGGTATACGTTCTTTTTTTAGACCAACGCATCCCATCTGCCCACTTGCGTCATAGAACTTGCAGTAGTGCTGACAGTAGCTTGCATCTTTCTCTGGTGCTGGTGCTTCCTTTGCTTCTTTAACAGCCGCTAGCCAACCGAGTGCTTCAAGTGCGATGGCTTCGTTATAGTCTTCGGTATGCACCTTGACATCACGTTCGTCACCATCTCTTGCAATAGCAACAAGAGATACTCGGTTGACCGCATAGCCGTTATTAGCTAGGAGGTAGCCGTATAGCTGCACCTGCCACCGTTGCTGATTGGTTGGAAAGTAAGAAAGGTTCCGGACCTTGCTTGTCTTCCAGTCAATCACATCACCAGTACTAGGTACGAAACAGTCAATGTGTGCTTTCATTCCGTTGTATTCAACTTCAGTTTCAATCAGCACATCTGGATTATCTGCTAGTGCTCGTTCAATTTCTGCGTGGATAGCAGTACCCATAATCGCAGCAAGTTTTAGTTCATTGTCATTAGTTTCAGGTTGGTCGTTAAGTCTGTACCACACCTTACGACGACAGCCACCTACTTCTGATGGACCAATCTGTACCTGTGTAGATCGTGAACGCTTAGCATCGCCTGCACGTAGTGCATTGAGTAATAATTCTTTTGGGTCAGTCATTTGTTTGTCCTTTTTCGTGTAACAAGAAAGCAAGTCTACACGCTTTCCACCCTTGGTCAAACCAATAGTGTGCAGCGTATTCACCTGTTGCTATTACATCTTTGAACTCTGCTTCGACATAATCGTATGTATTAAAATTCATATCAGATGTCGTCATAACAAATCCCACAAACCCACCAAGAACCAACTTCCATTGCTTCAGATTCTGGTATTGATTCTTCACATCGTGAACACTTAATTGTGTCTTCTTCTAATTGCATCATAACTCCTCCTAGAGTCTTTCTTGTACCACCAACTGTAAAGGCTTACCAGTATTAGCGTCAAGGACCGAAGCAATCTCTACGGCTTTACGGGCGTGTCGCTTGGCATAGTCTAACTCCATATCAGGTTTACAGATTGAATACAGGTAGCCAAGAGCAAGCTGGCCACCACTACCAATGCCATAAGTTCCGTGATTTGCCTGGAAAAAAGAGAGATCACAAGCAATACGAAAGATATTGCCGTTAAAAGCAATGAGATAATCGAAGCCACCATCTTTGTCCACCTTGTTGTAGTCGTAGTTGTTATCGTTAAACGCTGTAATGATACTAGGTATAATCTTTCTGCCCATAAATTGTGCTGGGTCCTCACCCTTGTAAACAGGTGGCTTCCAGTTATATGCAAGGATGTCACCAGGTCTAGTATCACCTGAGATACCGACGAGATACTTGCCTACCTCAACAATCTTTGGCGTACTGGTTGCTAACGTCACAAGATTGTCTTCTGTAATCTGTGAGTCAGCTACAAGAACGGCGTAATCAATACCCTCTATCGCTGCGATTGTTGTCATACTAGGTATCCTACCAGTCATCGGTGTGTCGTCGCATAGCGACACCTACTAGGCGTTACAATATGAGCCGTGAGGCGAATTAAGCAGGACAGGCGGCCCTCTAGGGGCCGCAGTAGTAACCGTACAGTAACCCTGCGGTTCCGTCTACCAACCCTGCCATCGTTTAGATGGCGCAGGAGTACCCTTCCTAAGCCTTTTGGGACCGATCTGCGGGGTTTAGGACCACTTCACGTGTGTCCGTGTGGCTCTCAGGTCTTTAACGTTATGGCCTCCTTTGAAGACTACGAGCTAGTCTGGTACTTCCTTGATGCTACCTGTGTCAACTGCGGTAACCTAGTATGCGTACCTTGTCCAGTAGATAAAGATGCACCACAAACTCACTGACCATAACGAACAAGAACGCACTGCCACGTGCTCTATTTGTGGCCCCACTAAGATCAAGCTACGAGATAAAACTAATCCACTCTCTAGTAGGTACCGATGCAAGGCTGTCTATAAACGCAACGTCATTAACTACCAGTATCCATACGCTAGACATAAAGGTACAGA